GTACGACTGGGATCGAAGCTAAGAGGATTTCTTCCGCTTGTTCTTTCGTTGAGTAGAACTGGCATTTGATTTGTTTTTTACAGAGTACTTTTTACGATGAACCTCTCCGGTAGATAAATCAATCACTACCTCTACCGGAGCTTCAGGGCTACCGAGAGTCTTATTCACTTCGCGACCGTCGGACTCCTCTTCGAGTCCGTAGTCCCACTCTTCAGGAATGTATCGACCGATGTGCAAAAATCCCTTTGATGTGTCTTTTGCGTAGGCGGCTGTCGAATTAACCACATCATCGATATGTGCGCCACCATAAGCATTAAATCCAATCTTCGCACCTGATAGGGTTTCGTCCTCTGTCGAATAACGCGCTAGGTATATTTGACCTTTGTCCAATTGAGGTATTTTCGCTCCCTCGGCTTTGGGAAATGCGATCCCAGCATCTTTCATAAACATGGAATTACCGGACTTGATTGAGTGTCCTAAGGTATAAGAACCACCACCGCCAGAACCACTCGAAAACAAACCCTTCTCATCGTGATTCGGATTGAAGTTCTCGATCAGTTTGTATTTGAACTCTCGCAACATCCACTTCCGTAATCGGTTCTTCGTAAGTCCCTTCGGTATCTTCTTCACACCCATCTTTTTCAAGTCTTTGATCTGGCGTTGCGTGTCCTGTTGTTGGAACTTCTGTGCTTCCTCCTGTCGGATCTGATCTTCGGTAGGTCCGCCAAGCAACATATCATTCTGATTCTGATTCATCTGCCCGAGTTGCTCGTACGCATTCACGATAATCACTTCTACTTGTTCTGGATCAAGCTTCATGAAGATCGTGAGGAAGTCTTCAGGTGTGATTAACTCATTCACATTCCCTTGGATGTAGTCTTTCAACGCGGACACCTGCAACTGACACGTCTTGGCCACATCGCTTGCACTAGGTGCGGTGAGATCCGGCCAGTCGATCATGTACTTCATGCCGTTCTGATAAGCCTCTTTGAACTTATTGCTCTTCTTGGCCTGCTTACCTTCTTGTACCGCCTTGTCCACGATCTTCTGTAAGTTCTGTGCAAACTGCGTATCGCGAGGTGTGGGCTTCTGTCGGCCTTGAGCTTGAGCCACCTTCTGTGGAGTGAACTGCAACTGAGGGGTTTCTTTGGGCTTCGGTTCGTAGTTCGGCATAGGCAAGCAACCGAAGATAACTAATCGATCAATCACTGGACGTACGCAGAACGGCTCAATGCGATCGTCTCGCCGCTTACTCATACGTCCGTCCCAAGCCTCCGAGTCCTGACCACCTGCCAGTTTCGCTTCTTCTGTTCCCATGAAGACTCGGAATGGACAGCCTTTGCCCATCGCGATCATTTTGCACTGAGCCTCGAAGTGTGGATTGGGATCGGTAACCTGCACTGCCAAAGACTTCACGTTCAACCCAACAGTAGCGAGCCAACGCTGATACCCTTCCGAGTACCGATTCATTTGCTTCTTCAGCGTTCGTGTATCTAGCTCGAGGAACTGTTGATCCGGTTGGGACTCGAACGACAGACCCGGGAAAGCACCTTGCCAGAAGCCTTCTCCATCTCCTCCCATAATCTTGTCGATGTTTACCAAGTTCCAATAGGCCTCTTGCATCCGAGGCGTACCGAGAAACTCATTGCTCAGTGTGTTATCTGCGAAGTGGACAATCCGAGTCCAATGCACCTTCTGATTTGTTTGCATTGGCTCAGTGTTCTGATGCGCACTCTTTTGATCCCTGCTAGACAGGAGAGTGAGGTTGTACATCTTTGGTTGTCCGAAGCGAACTGATTGCGTGTCAGACTCCCACTCCACAATCTCGACTAGAGACTCATCGAGTACACGAACAAACAGAAGTTCGTAGTTGAGTTGATTCGTCGCATCCTCGAGACGTCCAGACTCAGGCACACCATCTACTGGTTGAGACAGATCGTCTTCTCCGTCGTTAATGCCCAGAAGCATTACACCGAATCGACCTATCCCGCACAGCACGTCTGCTTTGTAGATTTGTGCTAGTAGATTATGTCTGCGATCCAGAGTCTTAACGGCCATCTCGAACTCAGTCTCATCTGCGTCTTGCGAATCAATAATCTCTGGCATCATTTGCCAAGACTCTTGAGGTTCGAGAACGACGACACGTTTGCCTACGCCGTTGTGATCGAACATGTCGCGATAATCTGAGGATTCCAATTCAGACACATCGGGTAAGCGACATTCCTTACCAACATCACGAGCCCGACGCGAACCATAGAGTTTCTGCAACCACTTCATTCGCATCGACATCGCATTCAGAACCATGTCTGCCGCTTGTCGCTCAAACTCATTGTGTATCAGATCTCCTTTCGCTGGAGCTTTCTGTTCTCCTGAGTCCTGTCCATTAGCGATGAGCTTTCCTCTACCTACACCGCGTCGCATCTTGTCAGCCATAGATATCTCCAATTTACGTTCGTGTATGGGGGAGTGATTTAGGTGATTGCTTACTCACTTCGGCAACCCTCGAATTCGTATTCTGTAAATGAAATGGTTTTGCTCATCGACGGTCTTCTCGAGACTCTGTACTGCTTCCAATTGTTTGTTGTAATGGTGGCAACTGGTTGATGCGACTCCGACCACTACACACAACCACAACAGATCCCTAATGCCGAATTGCATTGCTTAGCCTGTTGTTGTTCGAGGACCGGATTTGAGTCTGTCCCAATCACGTGTCTGTATTTCGTTAGCAGCCTTCTCAGCCAGCTCGAGTTGCATCTGTAACTTAGCGGCCTCGAGCTTTACGCCTTCTGCGAATGCTTCTATCAACTGAGTGACATAGGTCCACGCAGGCAATCCCATCAAAGGGAGATACGACTTCGTGCGTGCCCAGTTGAGTAGAAGAGCCCCGTTCTTTTGCCCTTTGTAATCTTCGCAGGTTCTGTTGAGGCCTGTCGGGGCGATATGCTCGAACGAGGAGCCTCTGTAGGCGTCGTCTTCGGGCGTTATCGCATAAGCCTTACTCAGAGCAGTCGTTGGCGTACGCGACGAAAGAAACGCGAATGCCAACCAGCCATCGCGTACACAATCCCATTGCATTGTATTGGTAATAAGATGTCTTACTTCTCGGACCTTCTTGTTCATTGTATCGCGAGTGCGTTCCAAGTTACGAACGTCTTTGAGTTTCTCCTTCCCCATGCGAATGAGATTGTGGTGAGCCTGTTGATCCCATTGGATGTTCTGGAACAGACTCAGGTTCTGTAACTCTTTGCGAATGGCTTCTTGGTGAGTGACATTCGCCTGTTCGTATTTGTTTAGCACATCAGCCTCGGCACAGGCCAACTTCACGTGCACGTCTGCGAGCTGCGAATAACACTGAATGTCGTGTTGTATGGACATGATTACTCATCAATAGAAAAAGGAAGAAACAGAAACACGACCCATCCAAGCATGAACAAGAATGGGGCTGTGATGAATAGATACACGGTCATTTGATTTCTCGCTTTGCTTCTAACTGCTCTGCGATCAGTCCGAGTGGGTCAAACTCTTGTCGATCGTAGCCATCCATGATTCCTTCGTGGATACGCATTTGCACTTCAGTGGGAGGTTTAGGTTTATACGACTCTCGCACCATATGAGCCACACTCCACCCCATCCACATAAAAGCGAATGAGGTTACAACAGAAGCGAATGCTCTTTCCATCCGTGTCATGATCACTCCTTTTGAACTTTTCTGAGTAAAGGTATCGTTCTGTAACTGCCTCCTACTGTTCCGTACTTGTAGGTCCCAGTGCATTCAAACTCATCACGACACTGGTGTAGGCGATAGTCGATCAAGTCTGTTGTGTCCATACCTACAATCATCGCGTCTGAGATCTTGCACTCACTGCCTTCGTAGTAATACAGACCAACCAGAACAGACTGTTCGCTAACAACCTGCTTAATCTGTAAGCAGAGATCGACGGGCTTCCCCTTGTCCCCCACCATCACCGGTCTGTTCTTTGGAAGTTGGCCATGGACTAGGGGATCGTACTTCGCAGTCCCCGGCTTCGGCTCGGGCTTGCTTCTGCTCTTCGGCTCCTTCGCGAACGAGATCGTTGAACCGATCAAGATCAGCAACGCCAACAAAATAGAAGGCAAACATCTGACGTTCGCTATAGACACTTTTCGGAAACCACTCACGAGCTTGCTCGTCTCCGACAGATACAGTGAAACCTTTGAGTAATGCATCTCGCACCTCTTGAATTGAATCGACCATGTGAATGTTATGAACAGGGAACGGACGTATCGCTTCTTTTACGTCTTTCCCAGAGAACGTGAAATCTCTGTGAATGATAGGAATTGGAATTGTTGGGTTTAGTTTTTCATTCCCGATAGATCCCCATGGACGCACCCCGTCAGGTGAGTAACATATAGGATTTTCGGGACGAGAGTCTTCTTCTCGCAACGACTCGGGTGTAACGTAAGTACATTCTGCATCTTCTGGAACAGACGTGATTGTAACTTTGCAATCACCGGACAAACCACATTCACATTCCAATTTATCTACCCGTTTCTCCAATCTAAAAACCATCAGCATCAGAACAAAACAAAGCGTCGCAAAGAAAAAGAAACCGATCCAGATCATATCATTCCTCCAATCGTTTTGATAGACGTGAGCATATTGAAGGCTCCGCTGCTCGCGTCTACCTGGTCTTTGTACTTCGCCTTCTCACTAAAGTATCTGAGTTCGTCGATGTAGGCTTCGTTCCAACCAGCCTCAACTAACCACACGTTTCCACCGTTCACTTGCGATGAGAAGTTGTCTGCCCGCATTACCTTATTCTCATCGTTGGCTCCACCGCGTCGATCTGCCTTAACTCGGAACCCACGTAAGTTCCGAATAGTTGTTTGAACACTCTCCTTTCCTGCACTAGGTTCTTGCTCAACATAGATCTTCACTGCGAGCCCATCATTCACTGCGGTTTGACGGATAATCTTCTCACGTCCTGAGGCTTCTTTTTGGAACCGTTCTACATGAAGTACCCAAAAGATATTATCGGACGTAATGCCCATTTTTACGCCGACAGTATAGGCGCCTCCATCTTGGGTGTAGGCCTTGTCCCAATAGCGTACCACCCGTCGCAAACTTCCGGGTCCTGCCTTCGATATTCTGGTCTGTAATTGAGTCACATCAAATATGATTCCACCCTTCGGAAGTGGGCTCTGTCCATACTGCCCTGCGTATCCGAAATTACCTAGTTCTGCGTTCTGCTCTTTCAGTACATGCTTTGGCAGTCTTTTAGGATCCAGTAATCCTTTGCGTTTCTTGTATCTGCGTTTCAGTGCGGGTGGTTTGATTTCCCAGGTATCGTCAGCTGGTAAGCAGATGTGTTTTACTGGCCCTGCACCTTCGCGTTCTCTCTTCAATCTGTCGCCTGATGGATCGTCTACGTCTAGGCGTTGCATAACCATTGCAGTTACAGATTTCTCTTTGTGTACACGTCTGGTAGGAATCGTGCGTCTGCAATAGTCTGTAGCCGTTTGAATATCAGCGGCAGATTTCGCTTGTTCTGGATTGATCGGATCGTCGATTCCAATCCAATGTGCGTGGAATCCCGTAGGGCTAGAACCACCTACAGTTGCTGTCATTCTCCAGCCACCGTAGGCGTTATTCCATTTGTCTTGAGTGTTCCGATCTTCTTTGAGTTTCAAATGGGGCCAGCAGGCTTGGTACTTGGGACTGAGAATGATATCGCGGGCTTTGAGGCTGAGGTCTTTGGCGAGCTTGTCGGTATGCGTCACCGAGATCATTTTGAAGCGTGGCATTCGTGTCCACATCCACGGACAGAAGGCAACTGAGAAGATCGAGGATTTCGTCATACCGGGGGGCACGTTAACGATGAGGTCGTACGGTCGTGGTTTCTTCCACTCGATCACGTTCTCTGCCAGCTTCTGTAACTCGTTGCACAAGTACTCGACGTGCCAGTTGTAAACCATCTCCTCTTCTATGAATATGCT